GGCATGGCACCTGACCAAGAGACGGTGATGGGTGATCTTGGTAGCCGTGCTCAAGGTGAAGGTGGATATGACTATGAAGCACTGATGGCAGAACGTGCTCAACGTGATATGGAGTCTCCTGATCCTCTTGTGGAACAGGAGATGCAACAGCGACGTACTGCTGACCAGGCTGATAAAGCTACAACTGCAGGAATGAGCGGCTCACCTTTAGATCGGACTTATCGGTTCTTAACTGACTTAACTGAATTTGGTCCTTTCTTTACACCAAAACAAACCGGTATTAAAGCCCCTGACCCAAATTGGTATGATTATAGGACTCCTGATTTTAATCCCAATTTTGGGCAAGGGACTATAATTTTAAATTAATATGTCAGGAGATTTTCCGGTAATGTTGAGCAATAGCATGGCATCAAATCCTGCTGGCTATCTTCAGATGTATGTGCAGGGTATGCGAGAGCATGAACAAGCAGGTACTGATATTCCTGACTTTAGGATTCAACAAGAGTATGCACAGAAACAAGGTGGCCCATTGCTTGAGAACTATGAAGTGTCAGGCAACCCTAGCTTTGATGTAAATATGCCATACATTCCTGGTGGGCGTAGTTTTGAAGGAGTGCCTAATGCTTCTCCAGAAATGTTACGCCGCCTTCAGCAACGTAAGCAAGTTAATCCTGGTGGACAAGTGTTACCTCAAATTAAAAGGGTATAGCTAACATAAAATAATAGCATTTAGGAAGTAAAATTGTTTGAAGACCTTCATACTGACGAAAAGATTTGGTTGAAGAAAAAACTGAATGCCGAAGATGCTCCCTGGCTTGACTGCGCCGATGGTTTCAAGGACCTCCCTGACGAGGACGCAGATCTTATTGACAGTGACTCCAGGGTTGGGTAGTGCGGACCACTAACTAATTAACATTTTCTTAACATTTCCTATATTTAGTTAGGATGTGTAGAATGGTTTTACTAACATGTAATTCATAACAGTGCTTGATCCAAGAGCTTTTTTAATTAACAGCAAAACTGGACGTGTTGTTGCCGCTACATTCGTTGAGTTTCTTAGCGGTAACTCAACGAATCCAAGTATTTGTTTTACTGATTCACCAGATAGCGGACTACAGTGTGATAATACTGGCGCTGTTAATTATGTTAAAAATGGAATAAATTTAGGTGAACTTGGAACAGCATCAAGTTTAATCGGTGGTTCAGATACTCAAATTCAATTTAATGATAGCGGAAGTTTTGGTGGTTCCGCCGACCTCACTTGGGACGATACCGGCAAAGAGCTTGGTGTTGGTGGTGATATCAATCTTGATGATGGTGGCACCTACGAAACCACTGTGCAAGTGGTGACACCGACCGCCAACCGCACGATCAGCTTCCCGGATGCCACTGGCACTGTTGCGTTAGTTGCTGGAAGCAATGGGCAACTAACATACAACTCTTCAGGTGCTCAAGCGGGCCTTACTTCTGTCAGCATCGGCAGCACTGGTGAGATCAACATCAGCTTGGCAGGTGCTGAATCAACTCCTCCTGTTTCCTTCACTGGTTCTTGGTTCACTGGTGGCACTGCTACCACGACTAAGCCTCAACTGCTGATTGAACCGACTGGTACGACTTCGACTGCCTGGAGCACGAGTGGTACTGGTCTTGGTGTTAATGCGGCGAGTGGATTCAGTGGTCGTCTTCTTGATCTGCAGCTCAACGGCACTAGCCGGATGGTGGTGCAGGGAGATGGCCACGTAGGGATTGGCACTACTGGGCCTAGTCAATTACTAGATGTTCGTAGTTCGTCAGGAGCTACACAAGGGCTTATTGGGATTGGTGATGCAAGCCTGCCCCGTATTTTGGTTGGCTACACACCTACTGGATCTCCAAGCTCTAATGACTCTGCCGCAGTAACCGCAGACAACTTAGGGAGCATCACACTTTCCACTCGCTCTGCCGTAGCAAATAACATTCATTTCAACACAAGCACTGGTACAGGAGCAGCAACCGAACGCCTCCGCATCACAACTGACGGAAGCGTTCTTGTCAACACAACAGCGCCTGCCGCCTACTTTGACGGCAGGTTTCGAGTGGTCAACAGCGGAACCGGAGTCTCATTTTCGACTTCGGGTAGTGCCGCGCAGCTTGTGCAAACGCTCTGGCATCAGTCAACAAGCGGGGATAACGGCTTCGTTTCTTTTGGGACGGAAGCTTCTTATTCGCAGCGTGGAACCATAACCTATAACCGTGCCGGCGGCGTTGTTGCGTACAACACGACATCGGACTATCGCTCCAAGACCATCCTGGGCGATCTAGAGAACTCTGGGGCCACTATCGACGCCCTAAAGGTTTACAGAGGCGTCATGAATGGTGCAACTGTTGAGCGCCCAATGTTGATTGCTCATGAGGCGCAAGCGGTTGCTCCTTACTGCGTCACAGGCGAAAAGGATGCCGTTGATGACGATAACAACCCGATTTACCAGCAAATGGATCATCAGGTGCTGGTGCCGCTGTTGATTGCTGAAATTCAGCAGCTTCGTGCTCGTGTTGCAGCCCTTGAAGGCGTGTAGTCCTACTCACTAAAGGATGGGTGACCGACCCGTAACTGGTTACACTGATCTTTACCTCACGACCCATGACTTCTTTCACTATCACAATCGACGACACTCTCGTTCCCGGCATCATTGCTACTGCCTCGCTTGAAGGCATCTCTCCTGAAGAAGTGGTTGGCGCTTATGCCACCAGCATGGCCACTAAGGTGTGCCAAGACCTTAAGGTTGGACCGTATTACGTTGGTCCTACACCGCCTCAGTTCAATCCTGATGGCACGCCATATGATCCCAACTGGGTTGATCCGACTATTGTCGAGCCAGACCTAGAAGACAACGACACTACTGAGCCCGATGGAGGTGATGTATGACGCTTGTTTGGCGGCCTGGGTTTCAGTTTGACGATGACGCCTCCACTTACATCGAAGCGGTGGAGACTGCTGACACACAGGCATTGGAAACTGGTGTCCGCTACGCCATCAATGACTTTGTGATTGGCTGCAAGAATGATGGCATCTGGGATGCTATTAAGGCGAGCTGTATCCTTGCTGGCGCTAGGACGTTGGCTGGTGCGTTAGTTCCATTGGTGGGTACTGCTCCTACTAACGTCAACTTTGTGGCAGGCGACTACGACCGGGAGACAGGGTTGAAGGGAAATGAGATTAATAAGTATTTGGATAGCAACAGGAATAACAATGCTGATCCACAGAACGATTATTCTCTTACAACGTATGTTACGGAGATTCCTGTTAGCAATAGTCCTTCTTTCTTGCTGGCAAGTTCTAACTTCTACACAGGTTCAACTGCAATAGGTTACAGTGCAGACGAATCCTTATTCTTCAGACATAGAAACGGCAATGCTGATGTTGAGGGTCAAACCAATTTAGACGGTTTTATAGGCATTAGCAGAGCAACATCAACAGAATATACAGCAAGATTCGGTGGCGCAAACACAACCTACGCTAGAGCCAGTCAAGCTCCTTACCCCACAACAATTACAGTATTTACAGAAGGTCTAAATCTTAGCTTTAAAACCAACGCCCGCCTCTCCTTCTACAGCATCGGCGAATCCCTGGACCTCGCCTTACTTGACACCCGCGTGTCAGATCTAATCACCGCTATCGGAGCAGCTATACCATGACCTACACACAAGTTTTTAACACTACGACTGATGGGGAGGTGACATTATGAGTCCGATTTATGTGCCGGGGAAGGTGACGTTGGCGAAGGATTACATTCCGGTTGACCCTGACTTTAATAATGTTTCTTTGCTCCTCCACGGTGACGGCGCTAACGGTAGCACGACAATTGTGGACAGCAGCCCGACGCCTAAGACGGTGACGGCCTTTGGTGACGCGCAGATCAGTACAGCGCAGAGCAAGTTTGGTGGCAGCAGCATTGCGTTCGATGGAAGCGGTGATTACGTCAGCATTGCAGATAGCGCAGATTTTGCGTTTGGGTCTGGTAATTTTACTATTGAGTTTTGGGTGTATCCAGTTGATA